TTCTTCTTCTATCTTTCTTATTTTTGTATTTCCATCGTTCTCAATCATTTGTTTTGCAGTATTTGTGTTACAAAATTCCCACCTTGAATTACGGTCATTTGTATAACACCATATTTGGGGTTCTCCATCTGGATTTCTACAATAATTATGAGCGCCTAGTCCTTTTCCAGGATAATTCCAAGGAGTACGACTGTGACCGTGAGGCCATTGGTCTACCCATCGTTGACATTGTCTACCACTTTGAGTTTTATTTAAAGTACCTTTATAATATATACCTCCAGAACGTGTAACATCATTTTTTAATTGCTGAGTTTGTCGTTTCACATTATCTATAATATTGCCCATAATATATATTTAAAGTTATATATATTATATATTTAATTTTTACTGAATATCACTATATCTACTACCATAACAAGTTTTTTCATTTTCTTTCAAAATATAATATGAATTTGGATTATCGTATGCGTTTTCATCAATAGTATTTCCTAATTGTTTTAATACATTTCCACCATTATCACATATAAACAATGCTCCATTACGATAATATGCGTAATTGCCTGGTTTTATTAAATGTTTCTCGTTATCGTTAAATGCCTTCCATATTGTCACTTCTTTTAAAGTGTCGCTGGTTTCTTCTATATTTTCAGAAATCGCATTACTAACATAACAATCGTAATACCCATTTGAGGGCGATGATGAATTATTTTCTACTAAAGAATAATAAACCGATTCTTTATTTACGTTTTGTTTGTCTTTCATTTGTTGTTTTAAATGATTATGTTGTTTTATTGCAGCATTCATTTTACAACTTTCTTCAGTGTGCATATTATTATCTAATTTTGTCATATTAATTTTTGGGTTTCCAGTGGATTCGTCTTTGATGTAACATCCACCTTCTAATTTGGTTACCGTTTTATTTTCAATAGGCATATACGTTATCTTAAAATTATCAATAGCAGTATTTACACTATCACGTAACTTTTGTCCATTCTCATTAAACTTATTCATAGTATAGATGTTATTATACTATGAATGGATAATTTTTTTCTGAAATTACCGTTTTGACATATTGGTAAGAAGCAATCCAGTTACGACAGCACCAGTAAGTATACCTGTGTATAACAATACATCTGACACAGTGTCTGTTATATTGTTGAAAAACGTAGTTTTGGTATCATTTGCGTTTTGTTCCTTTATTTTAGGATTTTCTATTTCTAAAGTAGTATCAGTATAGTTAGAATAAGTAGGTCTATATAAGTCTGCTCCTTCTAATCCATAACCATTTTGTTTATTATATTGATTAGTAAATCCATCTATTGAACGGTGTAATGTAGAAAACGTTTCAGGAACACTACTCAATTGTGGGGTTCCCTTTATTTTTAGTGTATTGATTCGTAATCTTGACATTTTATCACCCATTTGCGTTATTATTAATCGGAAATATGAGAATTTATTATAGGAAGTTACCGAAAATGTTTTAGTAGGTGAATTTTGAGATGGCATATCAGTATCATTTATAAGATATTGGTCTACATAGTCCCATGAATTTCCATCATTTGAAGAAACTAAGGTAAATTTCTTAAGAAAAGAATTTTTTGCAGAAAATGTAGGAGTTGTAATTGAAAAACTTGTTAAATATATTTTATAAGGTATCTTGATTTCAATCCATTCACCTGGTATTTCTGTCTTGTTTTTATTTGGTCCTACTTTTGTGTTCCATGTATTATCATCAGAACCACCACCTAAATAACTTGATGGGGTAATACCTGAATAGGGTGACTGAGTATAGTTTGAATAATTTTTGGAAGTGTTATTGTTACCTACATTATCACATTCCCAATATGTTGTTGTATCATCATTGAAAGCATTAAATCCTTGAGTATTATTACTATAATAAGATGAAGTCTTTATTGTATAATTTCCATTAGGTATATATCCAAGTATTGATTTATCATCAATACCAGATATATTTGACTCCATTGTGGTTAATGTTCTATCTTCTACGGGTATTGCCTGTATTATATTTTTTGGTGACATCGTTTTATATTATAGGTATACAAAACTTTTCATAATTTTACAAAACGATGTCAAAATTATAGCTTTTTAAAAATAAAAAACAAAGACGATGTTAATACTACTGATAATACTAAACTTGAGTACATAGTCGCATCATATTTCTCTTTATAATCAGAATTAATATTATCTTCATCATCCGTTAACTGTTTCATTTTTGAATCAAGTTCTTTTCTTAATGGTATTATTTCACTATGAGTTCCTACTATTTTTTTATGATTTTTCTCATAATCCGCACTACTTATATATTGATTTAAAGGAGCTCCTTGTAAATCCTGTATGCTACCATTAGTCATTAGTTTATCATATATACCATTCACTGTTTGAATATCTTTATCTGCGTTCGTACAGTCTGATTTTACTGAATCAGGTAGAGTTGCATCAGTACACTTTGTATATTTTTGATATTTTTCATTAAATTCTTTTAAATCTGCTAAAACTTTCACACTTTCCTCCATCATTGTTAGACCCTCTATTCTTGACATAGTATTGTTCTTATTACTATATGATTGGAAAGTTTCACAGGGTTTATTTAATGTATAACAACGATTACCGATTACGTTAAAAATTGACAATGACGCAGAACCTAATCCATAAAACCCTGTATATGCTTGGTTTAGAGAGGTTATTACGAGACGTAAATATTTATACATTTTCTTATTATCTATATTGAATGATATAGGCGAATTATTGGTAGAATATACTGGTTTATAGTCAAAATGGCTATCTAATATTTCCCATTTATTAGTATCATTCGCACCTAATATATAAAAATCCTTTGGAAACGGGGTTAGCTCATTCGTCCCATCTCGTTTACCCGGTAATAATTCATATTTTTTAACTACCAATGTTTTTGGTATTTCTACCTCTACCCATTCACCTTTTATAATTGAATTATTTGCTAATATTGTTTGTGTATTACCTATGTATTTTCCATCATTAGTTATACTAACTGGTAATTCATTCACGTTTACATCAGAAGTATCGCTAAGTGTTTTTTGAACTTTATCTATTTTGGTTTTGAAATCTTGTTTTATTTGGTTTATTTTGTTGTCTATTCTTGTATTCTCCTTTATATTAGAATTACGTTCATTTAAGTACCTCTGATATGCTGGTGTATCTAATGTATATACTTGGGTTGATAACCCACCATCTCCCCAACCACCACCACTATCTGTACGTCTGACTATTAAATAATTCAATGTTCTTACACTAAATCTATCTCCAAAACGATTACCTATAACTGTATTTTCGGGTCGCATACTTGTGTCAGGTAACGCAAACCATTTTGAGTATCGATTGTTATGATTACCAATATGTTGATACGTACGGGTTCCATCAGCACTAATTACATGTGTTCCTAGTCCCCTGTCGCTCCATCCAGAGTTACGGTCAATACGTTCAACCAACATATAATTTTGAACGTGGGTAGCGAATTTATCTCCATAGCGATTTCCAATATTTGATGAAATTGCCTTCACGCCAATTTGTGATAATTGAACTGGCTTTGTGTTTCCACCATAACTACCAATATGCACGTTGCTTGTTTTTTTGAAATCAGTAGGGGATTTTGTTTCTATCCTTTTTTTTTGATTATTATACGTTTGTATGGTTTTAGTCATTTCATTTTTGAAAGAAATAACCTCATTACGTAATGTATCTTTATTCTTCTGATTATCATTTAATAATTTTCGATTTTTACCATCTTTTACAATTTCTCCCCTTGAATAATCACCCTTAGTAACCTTTCTATCTGTATAAAGGTCATCTTGGTATGTTTGTATTGAGTAATTACTGGTCCATTTTGTAGAAGATTTACCATCGGTTACATTTCGTACATTACTATTGGTACTACTACTGGATGCGCGTAATGAAACTGTATCAGATGGGATTATATTTACACTAACACCTGTATCTGATTTTTGCACGTTTTCAAACCATTTCTTGTTATCATCGCTCATATTACTATTAGAATGTTCTTTATAGTAGTAATATATTTTTTATACTTTTCTAAATCGGTACATTAGAATCATTAATCCAACAATACCTATAGTCAGATTTGCTGTTTTAAATAATTCACGGTTAAATATACTCTGGGAATCTTTGTACTTTCCTTCTGAACCACTGTGTATTTGTTGTATATCAAGTATAGTGTCTGCTAATTTCTTGTTTTGACATAATTGTCTATCTAAACAGTCCTTACGATTTTTATTAAATTCTTCTCCTTGACAATCTGTTGGTTGATATGCTTTATTTAATATTTTTTCACAACGGTCTTTATTTGGCATATCTTTTGATTTTATAGCATTTGTGTAAAAAAAATCCTTCATATCATATCCAATTTCAACGTTTAGTGTAGCCATCTTCTTTATATTATCAATTTATTTTTTTAGACACAAATACGATAATAATCGTAAAATAATGCGGTTGAACTTTCTCGTTCAAATTTACAAACTTGTCCTGGTCGCATACACTTTGCTAATGCTTGTGGGTCAAAACGAGATATTTCGGGTAATTGTTTTGTATTCATGATATTATATTTTTGTTTTAATTCATCTATTTCAGAATTTCCTAAAATGGTACATTTTGGTACTAATGTATGGTTTAAAATATTATATTGAAGTCTATTAATATTATGAATCACCACAAATATACCGTCGCGATTATATAAATATTTTATTTTATTTATGGTAGTTTCGTTTGGCTCGTCCTCAATAATGAGGACCAATGTGTCATTCTTTGTAAGTGTATTATCAATATGATATACGTCTTCTATAATGTTATCTAAATTCGCACGATTAATTTGTTTTGACGTTAAATAATATTTTATGTGTATCTTACGTTCATCTTTGGTATGTTTGAGAGTAAAATCTAATTGTGTATTATTATTCATTGCATCAATTTCATTAATACTAAAATCCATGTGTTCTGATGTATCATATTCTAATTCTTCTAATTGGTCTATAAGTGTATTTCTGGATTTAAATAACTTCAAAATTCTGCTGTTGGTTGTAGATGTGTTTGTGCTTGCCATTCTATTATATAAATAAAGTTTATATTTTTATATAATAGTTATCGTATTCAATTTTTCTTCAAATTATACTTTTCTAACAACCAAATTATCAAAGTCCAATTTACCTGATTTTTTTGTATTGGTTGATTCTACCTCAGAATGAATGATTTCATTTTCTATAGGGGGATTAAATGATACAGGTTCATTATCATAGTCGGTTGTATCGCGATTTTGTATTATATTATTCGGTTGCGTATCATTATCAGATGAAAAATCGTTTCCGTTATTTATAATTTTTATACTAATTGGTGGTGGTTGATGAATACCGGTATGACTATCATGATTTCTACCTCCTCCCTCCATTGAGCTATCTGTTGATGATGGTGGCGGTGGGGTAGTAGGGGTCATAGATGATTCATACCCATTTTGTTTATATATATCTAAAGCTGTCACTAATTTTACTGTATCCAAATCTTTTAATCCTGGAGTATTTGTTTCTATTTTTAAAAAACGGTCACCAATATTGGTAACATTCCATAATCGATTAGGATTCTCATCTCCTCTATAATGTACTTGTTCTCCTACCGTATATTCTCGCGCCTGTTTTGATAACTCGTTAAATTCTGGCTTTTCTGGAGTAGGGATTCCATATATTTCTCGGTTTAATAAATCTGAAAAGGTGTCTTCATTTTCATCAACATTTGCTGGAGTTCCCGGAGCATACCCAGGGCTATCACGTGACCCGTATATTTCTCGGTTTAATGAATCTGAAAAGGTGTCTTCATTTTCACCAACATATGGTGAATTAGGGTTGTATGCTGGTGAACCTGGTGGATATGCTGGTGAACCTGGTGGATATGCTGGTGAACCTGGTGGATATGCTGGTGAACCTGGTGGATATGCGGGTGAACCTGGTGGATATGCGGGTGAACCTGGTGGATATGCTGGTGAACCTGGTGGATATGCTGGTGAACCTGGTGGATATGCTGGTGAACCTGGTGGATATGCTGGTGAACCGATTGGCGTGGTTGAAGGAGATTCGAGTGGCGTGGTTGAAGGAGATTCAGGACTAAACGTTATATTTGCCCGTTTTGTCACATCCGTATTTTTGATGTTATTTCGTATTTGTCGTACTATTTCTTGGGGAGAAAACTCAGTATTAAAGGTCAAATGATTAATGTTATTAGAATAAGTCATACTTTCGAGCTGTTCTATATTATCATCTGTAATTAATCGCATTTGTACGTTCATTGTTTGAAGTTCTTGTAATAACAATTTGAACGAATAAGGCACATTCACAATACTGAAATTGCGTCCGAATTTACTTACTTGTTCTAAGTGTTGTTCTTTACCATCTAATGAACCTGTAAATTTCAATGGACCATCTGCCATTGGACTCATAAAAATATTCTTAGACGGGTTATAAACCGCCATCATACCAGTTGTGTTGCAAACTGCCATATGATATTTATCTGCTCTATCCATCATTGATTCGCGTAAAAATTCAGTTGCACCGTGTGAAATTACTACATCACGTTCCATTTCACCTATACGAAGACCACCATCATTAGCACGACCAGATACAGGCTGACGTGTTAATTGTGTATTAGGACCACGAGCACGATAATTTACCTTGTCCTTTACCATATGTTTCAATCGCATATAATAATTAGGACCCATGAATATTTCACTCTCAATTTGTTCTCCAGTCATACCATTATATAATAATTCATTTCCACTTGAATGATAGCCTACGTTTGTTAACATTTCTCCAAATACCTTTATTTTTGAACCTTTGTTATTAAACGCAGTACAATCAGTAAATCCACCATATATAGATGACGCCTTACCTACTATACATTCTACCAAATGTCCTATTGTCATACGTGATGGAATAGCATGTGGGTTGATAATCATATCTGGACGGACTCCGTCACGTGTAAATGGCATATCGCTTTCAGGAATAACCAGTCCAACGGTTCCTTTTTGCCCCGCTCGAGAAGCCATTTTATCACCTAAATTAGGTATTCTGATTTCACGTACACGAACCTTAGCAATACGAGTACCGATTTCACCATCAGTAATAAATGTCTTATCTACTGTACCCAATTGTCCTTTTTTTGGCATTTTTGACATATCAGAAAGACTACTATCTTGTGAAGAACTCTTGCTTGTCATACCAATTAGTACGGTTTTATCATTTAATTCAGTATTTTCACCGACAATACCATATTTATCTAATTTACTGTAGTCGTAACCCGGTTTTGTTCCGATAATGTCTATTTCGGATTCTATATTTGTAAATGTTTTTTCGGTTGTATCTTCACTCCCTTTACTAATTTCCTCATGAGTTTCGTAAGTTGTGTAATAAGTCGTTTGGAATAAGCCTCGTTTTAGTGCACCTTCATTTATTAAAATAGCATCTTCTACATTATATCCAGTATAACACATGATTGCAACAATTGTGTTTTCACCATAGGGATTCTCTTCTTTGTTAATGTAATCTAAATAACGGGATTTTACCAAGGGGATTTGTCCGGATGATAATACAACCGCAGTTTTATCCATTCGCACCTGATAATTTGTATGATACATAGAACATGCTTGTTTACTTTGTCCGCACGAAAAAGAGTTACGTGAAGCTGGGTTGTTTTCGGGGAAATTAATGATGTTTGCCATAGTACCGAAAATTAATGACTCGTGGATTTCTAAGTGAGTATGTTTATCTTTATTGCTTGCTTCCAATTCTTCTTGATTAACCGCAATTAATGAATTTTCGGTTTCATTTGTATCAATATAATCTATTATCGCTTTTTCTTCTAAGAAACGTTTTATTCTGGATGGTGCGGTTTCGCCGTTAATGTTATCGTACAATTCAGACAATTCATACATTTTATAGTCATTTGGATTAAAATCTTTTACTGTTTTCTTATTAAATCCTGAAATTAAATCATTCCAAGAGTAATCTCCTTCATCAAGATATTTCTTTACATTATCTCTGTCAAATGACATCTTATTTGTCTCGGGGTCACGATAGAATATAGGTCTACATATACGTCCGGCATCGGTATAAATAAACACTGTATTTTGTGAAATTTGAAAAGAAACACTTGTATAGATTGGAATCAACCCATTACGTCTATATAAACGTATCTTTTCAATCATTTCATTTGGTGTATTTACCGCACCAGCCCATAGTCCATTTATAATTACTTTGGTTGATTTTGATAATGATACTGGAGTACATTCTTCTAATAATTTCATTTCTGCTTTCTCACGTAACCATTTAATCATGGGTTCACGAGATACACCTTGAGTTATATATGCGGTTATTGCCATATGTTTGTGAATACCGATATTACCACCATCTGGTGTATCAATCGGATCAAACATACCCCATTGGGTGCTGTGTAAAACGCGAGGACCAATTAACTTAGCACTTGAATCCAATGGCAAATTAGTTTTACGTAAATGACTAAGGGCGGAATTGTAAGAGAGACGATTTAGGTCCTGGACTACACCAATTCGTTTTGTATGAGAGTGGGCTCCCCAATTACCATTGAACGCAACTCGGAAACCTTCTTCTACGATTTTATCACTGAAAACATTTTTATAGTTCTGTTCGATTAATGCTTGTAAATTATCTTCATACATGGCTTTATTGAATGTAATTTTTGACTCAAAATCTAAATGGATTTTACGTAGCTGCATTGTATAATACTCGCGAAATAACTCATACATCAAAGAACCTACTAACTCTATACGTTTGTATTTAAAGTTATCGCGGTCAGTAGGCTCATCTACACCTGTATATACTGATAATAAACGATGGGTAATATACCCCAAATAATATGCTTTGTCTATATAGTTTGTTTCGCCAACATGGGGTAAGAAATAATCTGCTAATATTTCTTGAGCGTGTGAAATTGTTTTACCTTTCGTTAATGATGCTATATATTTCAAAGCAGTACGTTGTGTAAGAATACCTCCGGCATCATGTACCGAAGGTATGAATAAATCTACCAAATGTTCATATTTCTCAATATCCAACAAACATGTTTCAATTATCTTTTTATCTGAAATGACTCCAAGAGCACGAAATACTATGAATAATGGTACTGCTTTCCTTACGTTCGGGATATTTACAACTATGTTTTTGAATGTAAATGATGGTGTAGGTGCCATAATTTTCACAGATAATGTTCTAATTGGTTTGGATACATTCTCTGAAACAGAGCGTATTTCAGCGGAATATAAATATTTATCATCACCTGATTTTTTCATATATAGCATGTTATCACCAAACTTTTCTTGTGAAACTACTGTTTTTTCTTTTCCACGTATAATAAAATATCCTCCATGGTCGTTACGACATTCACCCATAGTATGACGTACATCAGGGGGTAATCCAGACAAGACACAACAATCGGACTGAACCATGATAGGAAATCTTCCTAATAATACTTTTTCAATGGTCGTTGTTCTCACTTGTTTATTTGAACTGACTAATGACTTCTCAGTTAATTCACGAATTAAAGCAGTCTCTTCGGTTGAGATATCTTGAGTAGTACGTTTACCACGACGTTTAGGTGCTCCTCCTTCGGTTTTATTCTTTGTTGTGTTTTCTTCATCAGTTTTAGGTGTATTATCGTTTAGTTCCTCCTTAAAATTTGTAAAACCGACTTCAGTATTGTATTGTCCGGAGCCAAATAATTCATCTGGACCCACTAATATTGGTTCGTCGCCATCGTCTAAAATATCAATATATTCAATATCAATGTCATAATGGATTGTCATACCATATGTCATATTTCGTAGACGTGCCTCATTTGGAAACATGTAATGTGAATTATTATCATCATAGATGACTGGTTTACCAAAATATATTTTATTACCATCTTTACCACCAAAATACATTATACACTCTGAACGATATTCATTTGTTTTTTCATCGAATTTTGTCTTTATACGCAATGGGTTTTTCTCTTTAAAAATTTGAAAAATGCCATTTTTAAAAAAATCATTATACGATTCGGTATGGTGTCTTACTAAACTTTGCGGATTGTCTTGAAAATACTTATCCATTAACTTCCATACTGTAGAATTATCCATAACAAGGTTATATAAAATGGAAATATA